ACCGGATGGCCGCGATTTTTTTTAAAGTGGTCACCACCACTAACAAATGTCCTCCACTAAAAACGCTCCCTCAAAGCTTATTTAATTCAAATCCATTATAAATACTTGGTCCCCAAGTATTAAAGCTAAACATGTGGGATCCTCTTTTGAACGAGTTTCCCGAAACCGTACACGGGTTTAGGTGTATGTTAGCCATTAAGTATTTGCAATTAGTTGAAAATACATACTCTCCTGATACATTAGGGTACGATTTGCTTCGTGATTTAATTTCAGTTATTCGTGCTAGAGATTATGTCGAAGCGTCCCGCCGATATAGTCATTTCCACTCCCGCATCCAAGGTGCGTCGCCGTCTGAACTTCGACAGCCCGTATGTCAGCCGTGCTGCTGCCCCCACTGTCCTCGTCACAAACAAAAGGAGGTCATGGGTGAATCGGCCCATGTACCGAAAGCCCAGGATGTACAGGATGTATAGAAGCCCTGATGTTCCTAAGGGTTGTGAAGGCCCGTGTAAGGTGCAGTCCTATGAGGCCCGTCATGATGTGTCCCATACTGGTAAGGTCATATGTGTCACGGATGTTACACGTGGTAATGGTATTACCCATCGAGTTGGTAAGAGGTTTTGTGTGAAATCCATCTACGTCATTGGGAAGATATGGATGGATGAAAATATTAAATTGAAGAATCACACCAATACAGTTATGTTTTTTCTAGTTAGAGATCGGCGTCCGAGTGGTACTCCGATGGATTTCCAGCAGGTTTTTAATTGTTATGACAATGAGCCAAGCACTGGTACTGTGAAGAATGATCTCAGGGATAGGTTTCAAGTCATTCGGAAGTTCAACTATATGGTTACTGGTGGGCAGTATGCGTCTAAAGAACAGGCATTGGTGAAGAAGTTCATGCGGGTTAATACCCATGTTGTTTACAACCATCAAGAACAGGCAAAGTATGAGAATCATACGGAGAATGCATTATTGTTGTATATGGTTTCTACTCATGCTAGTAATCCTGTATATGCGACTTTGAAAGTCCGCATCTATTTCTATGATTCACAAATGAATTAATAAATATTGAATTTTATTATATTTGAATGTCTTACATATTCTGTGTTTTCCAATACATCCCATAATACATGATTACATGCTCTAATTACATTATTAATACTAATTACACCCAAATTATCTAAATATTTCATACATTGAACCCTAAATACTCTTAAGAAACGCCAAGTCTGAGGTTGTAAGCGAGTCCAGATCTGGAAGATCAGAAAACACTGGTGTATTCCCAACGCTTTCCTCAGGTTGTGGTTGAATTGTATTTGGATCGTTATGATGTCGTGGTTGGTGTTGAATGGTCTCTCGTGGTGCTTGGTTATCTTGAAATATAGGGGATTTTTGATTGTCCAGGTATACACGCCACTCTCGCATTGAGTTGCAGTGAGTAATTCCCCTGTGCGAAAATCCATGATTTGCACAATCTATGCCGAAGTAGTATGAGCACCCGCACGTTAGATCAACTCTCCGTCTCCGAATGGGCTTCCTCTTGGATATTCTGTGTTGCACTTTGATTGGCACCTGAGTACAATGCGCTGTTGAGGGTGATGAATTCTGCATTCTTTAATGCCCAATCTTTTAAAGCTGAATTTTTATCCTCATTCAAGTACTCTTTATATGATGATGTTGGGCCTGGATTGCAAAGGAAGATAGTTGGGATTCCACCTTTAATTTGAATTGGTTTCCCGTACTTAGTGTTGCTTTGCCAGTCCCTTTGGGCCCCCATGAATTCTTTAAAGTGCTTTAGATAATGGGGGTCTACGTCATCAATGACGTTATACCAAGCATCATTACTGTATACCTTTGGGCTTAGATCAAGATGTCCACACAAATAATTGTGTGGTCCCAGTGATCTGGCCCACATTGTTTTACCTGTACGACTATCACCTTCTATCACAATACTTTTGGGTCTCCAAGGCCGCGCAGCGGCACCACTCACATTTTCAGAAACCCACTCTTCAAGTTCTTCTGGAACTTGATCGAATGAAGAAGAAAGAAATGGACAAACAAAAACCTCTAAAGGAGGTGCAAAAATCCTATCTAAGTTAGAGTTTAAATTATGAAATTGTAAAACATAATCTTTAGGAGCTAACTCCTTAATTACTCTAAGAGCCTCAGACTTACTGCCGCTGTTAATTGCCTGGGCGTAAGCGTCATTGGCTGTCTGTTGTCCCCCTCTTGCAGAGCGTCCGTCGATCTGAAATTCTCCCCATTCGAGGGTGTCTCCGTCCTTCTCCAGGTAGGACTTGACGTCGGAGCTGGATTTAGCTCCCTGAATGTTCGGATGGAAATGTGCTGACCTGGTTGGGGAGACCAGGTCGAAGAATCTGTTATTTTGGCATTTGTATTTGCCTTCGAATTGGATAAGCACGTGGAGATGAGGGCTCCCATCTTCATGAAGTTCGCTGCAGATTTTGATGTATTTTTTATTTGTTGGGGTGTTTAGGTTTTTTATTTGGGAAAGTGCCTCTTCTTTAGTAAGAGAGCATTGTGGATAAGTGAGGAAAAAGTTTTTGGCATATATTTGAAAACGCTTAGGAGGAGCCATTGACTTGGTCAATCGGTACTCAACAAACTTGGCTATGCAATCGGTGATTGGTACTCAATATATAGTGAGTACCAAATGGCATGATTGTAATTTCTTAAAGAAATTCAAATTCCAATCGCGGCCATCCGTATAATATT